GGTCAACCACCGCAGTGCTAGCGCACAACGCTCAGTTTGATGTAGCGATCCTCTCGTGGGTGTACGGGTGCAAGCCTGCATTCATCTTCGACTCGCTCTCTATGGCGCGTGCTCTGCGTGGGGTGGAGGTGGGCAACAGCCTTGCCAAGTTAGCCGATGAGTTTGGTCTGCCCCCCAAGGGACAGGCTGTGTACAGCACAGATGGACTAGTCGAGTTAACGCCAGCGATTGAGAAGGAGTTGGCTGACTATTGTGCGCACGACACATACCTGTGTGAGGAGGTGTTCAAGCGTTTGGTCAAGGGCTTCCCTGCCAAGGAGTTAAAGCTGATCGACCTCACGTTGAAGATGTTTACCAACCCAGTGCTACAACTTGATAAGGAGATGCTCAGTGCAGCGATTGAGGAAGAAAAGACAAAGAGAGGCGATCTTCTTTCGCGTCTTGGTGTTGAGGAGTCCGTCTTGGCAAGCAACCCGCAATTTGGTGACTTGTTACGCAGTCTTGGAGTGGAGCCTCCGATTAAGGTTAGCAAGACCACCGGTGAGAAGGCGCTTGCGCTTGCAAAAAACGATGCGCTCTTTCAGGCGTTACTTAACTCCGATAACGAAGACGTGGCTCTTCTTTGTGAGGCGAGACTGGCAGTTAAATCAACATTGGAACGCACACGAGCGCAGAGATTCTTGGACATTGCGCAACGCGGTTCGCTTCCGGTACCCCTTAACTATTACGGCGCACATACAGGGCGCTGGTCTGCTAGTAAAGGATCTGGACTTAATCTGCAAAACTTAAAGCGTGGGTCGTTCCTTCGCAAGTCAATCATGTCTCCTGCGGGCAACACGTTGGTGGTATGTGACTTATCTCAGATCGAGCCGCGTGTGCTTGCATGGCTGACTGGGTACGAAGCGCTCCTCGACATCTTCCGTTCAGGGCAGGACGCTTACGCTCAGTTCGGTGCACAGATGTTCGGCATCCCCGGCATGAGTAAAGAAAGCCACCCCGACCTTCGACAGTCTGCCAAGTCTGCGCTACTGGGGTGCGGTTATGGACTGGGGTGGGCATCGTTTGCCGCTCAGTTGTTGACTGGCTTCCTTGGTGCGCCACCGACTCGATACGACAAAGCCTTCGCCAAACAACTTGGTGTAGACGCTGAGTACTTGAGTCGGTTTGTTGAGTGGGAGGACAATCTCAAGCGTATGGAGGAGATCCCTCGTACGTGCACCGAGCATGAGTTGTTGGTTCACTGCGTCTCAGCCAAGAATATCATCGACAAGTATCGGGAGGCAGCAGAACCTGTGCGTGACTTCTGGCAGTTCTGCGACAGCGCTATTACCCGCTCGTTGGTAGGAGGCAAGACCATCAAATACAAATGTTTGACTTTTGAGAAGGAGAGAGTAGTATTACCAAGTGGGCTAGCGTTACGCTATCCCGGCTTGAGCAACACCCCCAACGAGCGTGGAGTCCAGTGGACCTACGGGGAGAATCGAAAGCTGTATGGGGGCAAACTGACTGAAAACATCGTTCAGGCAGTGGCTAGGTGCGTCATGACTGACGGCATGCTTCGGATACAACAACGGTATCCATGTGTGTTGACGGTACATGACGAGGTTGTAGTGGCAGTACCGGAGTCGGAAACAGAGGACGCTAAAACATGGGTTTTAGCGCAGATGACTATGGAGCCGAAGTACATGCCGGGTATTCCATTAACGGCTGAAGTTGATTCCGGACAACGATATGGAGATGCAAAATGAGAATTCCAAAACGATTGAAAGTAGGTAAGCGCTGGTACAAAGTAAGTGTCATCGACAAGATGGAGGTAATGGGTACGATGGGTAGCACCGACTACGACACAGCATGTATCAAAGTTGCTACACGCAGTACGATCAACAACAAACGCTTCAAAGACGAAGACGTAAACGATACGTTCTGGCACGAGTTGACCCACGCCATCCTCAAAGACATGGGTAGTAAGTTGGAGACCAACGAGAAGTTTGTTTGTGCTTTCTCCTCCCGTCTTAACAACGCCATCCTTTCAGCGAGATTCAAATGACCAAACCAGTAACGTGGTCGCACAGCGGGTTGAAAGACTTTGAAGGGTGCGCCCGTCGTTACCATGAAGTGCGTGTGCTTAAGAACTTCCTAACGCAAGAGACGGAGCAAATGCGGTATGGGACAGAGTTGCACGAGGCGGCTGAGTTGTTTGTGAAGGAGGACAAGCCTCTGCCGCCTGAGTTTGAGTTCATCAAGCCCACACTAGATGCGTTGCTGTCAAAGCCCGGTCGCAAACTACCCGAGCATGAGATGGCGCTCAAAGAAGACTTGTCACCCTGTGCGTTTAAAGACCCAGCGTTTTGGGTGCGGGGTATTGCTGACCTGTTGATTGTTGATGACGACAACCTCACCGCTAAAGTTGTTGACTACAAGACAGGCAACGACAAGTATCCCGACAGGGATCAGTTGATCCTTATGTCGCTGATGGTGTTCCAACACTTCCCGCACATTCGCCAAGTCGATTCGGCGCTGTTGTTTGTTGTAAAGGAGTCGATAGTGAAGCACCGCATGACAAGGGACGACATCGAGTCGGCGTGGTGGCAGTATCGCCTTCGGGTGTCAAAGCTTGTGGCTTCTGTTTCAAACAACGTTTGGCACCCAAACCCAACGCCGCTTTGCGGATGGTGCCCAGTTAAAAGTTGTGAGTTCAACCCAAAACATTAGGAGGCCAACATGGCACGTGATTACAGGAAAGAGTATGCGCAGTACCACGGCAAGCCGGAGCAGATCAAACAACGCGCTGAGCGAGTTAAAGCTCAACGACTTGTAGATAAGAACGGCAAGGACAAGAACGACAACGGCAAAGCCGATGCTCGTGAAGGCAAAGACATTGACCACAAGAAGCCGTTGCGTTCAGGTGGCAAGACAACCAAGAGCAACCTGCGTATTCGTAGCATCAAATCAAATAGTAGCGACAACGGAAAATGAATCTAACGCCAGATCAAATGGCGGACTTATGGTATCTGCGGTTTAAAGGTCGTTGGGTTACAAACGACAAAGTACAAACAGAAAAGTGGAAACAGATTGTTAGCGTGCTGATGAAGCACGACATCATTCGATACCAGCTAGTACCTCGCAAGTCTGGCTACGTAGAGTGCTACCAATTGAAGGAGTCATATGCAAATAGTTGAAAACAAAGCGCTGGTATTGCGCACAAGAGACCCAAGCAAATACACAATCATTCCGAAGTCGAAGATCATAGCAGAGAGTAACGGCATTTATGAAGTAGCCGTTAAGTGGGGACTTGATGAAGTGCAGGTGTTGCGCAACTTGGGTGTGCGCAACGTTCCCTCTCCGATCACTGTGCGCTATGACTGGCCCGGTCGGTTCAAGCCGATGAAGCACCAAGTCGCCACGGCGGCGTTCCTCACACTACATAAGCGTGCGTTCGTGTTCTCTGAGCCGGGTACAGGCAAGACGCTTGCCGCACTGTGGACCGCTGACTACTTGATGAAGACCAACCGGGTGCAGCGTTGTTTGATTCTCTGCCCGCTCTCGATCATGCACTCAGCGTGGATGCAGGACTTACGCAACAGCGTGATTCACCGAAGCGCAATCGTTGCCCACCACACGCAAGCCATCCGTCGTATAGAGATGGTGCAGGGCGACTATGACTTCGTAATTACAAACTATGATGGGCTGAACCTGATCGCTGACGAGATCAACAACGACGGGCGCTTCGATCTAATCATTGTTGACGAGGCCAACGCATACAAGAACGTCTCGACCAAGCGGTGGAAGTCACTGCAAAAGATTCTCAAGCCCGACACAAAGCTTTGGATGATGACGGGAACCCCTGCGTCTCAGTCGCCCCTTGATGCGTACGGGCTGGCTAAACTGGTCAACCCCACCGGTGTGCCCAAGTTCTTTACGGCATGGCGTGATGTCACGATGAACAAGATCACGATGTTCAAGTGGATCCCCAAGATCGATGCGCAGGAGAAGATCCACGAGGCACTGCAACCAGCAATTCGTTTCACCAAAGCCCAGTGCTTGGATCTGCCGCCCGTCATTACCGAGACCCGTGAGGTGCCGCTGACCCCCCAGCAGAAGAAGTACTACAACATGCTCAAGGAGCAGATGCTGGTCAAGGCGGCGGGGGAGACGATCACTGCCATCAATGCAGCCGCTGAAGTCAACAAGTTGTTGCAGATAAGCGCAGGTGCGGCGTACACGGACAACGCGGAGGTAGTGACATTCGACTGCTCCCCCCGGTTAAACGTCCTGATGGAGGCGCTGGAGGAGACGAATCGGAAAGTGTTGGTGTTCGCCCCCTACCGCCACAGCATCGACACCATCTACGAATATCTTACTATCAACAACTTTAAGGTAGAAGTTATCCACGGGGACGTAGCCGCAACCAAACGGACGCGAATCTTCAAGAATTTCCAAGAAGAAGCCGAACCCCGTGTGTTGGTGATCCAACCCCAAGCCGCCGCGCATGGCGTGACGCTGACTGCCGCTGACACGGTGGTGTTTTGGGGGCCGGTCATGTCTACGGAAACCTACATACAGTGCTGTGCGCGCTCTGACCGCAAGGGGCAGGGCAGTGACAAGGTGACGGTCATACACATTCAAGGGAGTGAAATCGAGCGCAAGATGTTCAAGCGCTTAGCTGAGCGGGTGGAGGACAACAATATGCTGGTCAGACTGTACGAGGAGTTGCTTGACGAGAAGTAAAATGTTGTACATAATTGTCAAAAATTAGATAGGAGATACACAAATGGAAGACCAAGTACCCCTCGATAAACTTGCAAAGGTTTATCGGAAGATCCGGGATCGGATCAGTAAGTTGACCCAAGAGTACGAGACGGAAGTTGAGACGCTCAAGGAACAACAGCAGGAAATAGCCAACGCTATGAAGGACATCCTTGTGTCCACCGGACAGAAGAGCGCCAACACAGCCGAAGGCACAATCATTCTCGGGCAGAAAACCCGCTACTTCACCAATGACTGGGACAGTTTCAAGAAGTTCGTCCTTGACCATGAAGTGCTGGATCTGTTTGAGAAGCGCATCTCCCAAGGAAATATGAAGCAGTTCCTTGAAGAAAACCCCGGCGTAGTCCCACCGGGCCTTAACTCGGACAGCGAATTGACTGTTACTGTCCGCAAACCATCGAAGTGAAGGAGTAGTCCATGTCAAACGTAGCCGTGTTTAACCCCTCGCAAGTCCCGGCGTTTGCGAAGAAGGGCGAGTTGTCAGCCGTAGCGAAAGCCCTCGCGGGCGATGGTACTGGCGGTACCAAGCGTATCTCCATCAAGGGAGGCGTCTTCCGTCTGGTGGCTGGTGGTAAGCAAGTCGCCTCAATCGAAGAGCGCTACCTAGATGTAGTGATTGTCAATGCCGCACCCAAGATCAGCCGTACGTACTACGGCAGTGCGTATGACCCCGAGAACCCAGCGCCTCCCGACTGCTGGTCGCCTGATGGTGAGCGTCCTGCCTTTGAAGTGCAGAACCCGCAGTGCGACACCTGTGCCTCCTGCCCACAAAACGTCAAGGGTTCAGGTAATGGCGATGCCCGTGCTTGCCGCTTCTCCCAGCGACTAGCTGTAGTGCTTGCCAACGACATCGAGGGCGACGTGCTTCAGTTGACCCTGCCTGCCACCAGCATCTTTGGTAAAGAGAGTGGCGATGATCGTCCGCTCCAAGCCTACAGCCGCTGGCTGGTCGCCCAAAGTATTGGCCCCGATATGGTCGTTACCCGCATGAAGTTTGATACAAAGGCTGAGTCGCCCAAGTTGTTCTTCAAGCCCATGCGTTGGCTGACGGATGACGAGCACGAGACTTGCGCCAAGCAAGGTCTGACTGAAGTTGCCACCCGCGCCATCACCATGACGGTCGCACAGGCAGATGGCGTTGAGACCAAGCCCATCGTTATGGAGGGCAAGCCCCCGAAAGCCAAGGTCAAGACCAAGGCTGAAGAGGCTGAGAGTGACGAAGTAGAAGAGCCGGAGGTCCGTAAGGAGAAAGACGCCCCCGCCCCAGCCAAGAAGAGTAAGTTGTCTTCTGTAGTGGCTGACTGGGATACCGACGACTAACTACTTCGGGGGGAAAGCAGTCTCCTCATTTGAGGTCCGGGTAATGAACACCCCGGTTGCAAGGACTGTAAGTACCCCCACTCATACCTATGCCCTATTCAGACAAAATCAAACAAGCAGTCAGCGAAGCGCCCCCCGGTCTCGGTACGGAGTTGGGACGTTGGGCGGTGCTTCGGGACATTTCAATGCAAAAAATCGCAATGATTACTGGCGCCACTAGGCAGACTGTATACAACTGGTTTACAGGAACGACTGCCGTTACTCCTGCGTATCAGGAGAAAGTGACCGAAGTTATCGATGTGCTACGTCAAACGAGTCAATCGGATGACGCATGGAGGATTCTATGTACGAAATTCAACCTACGTCATTGACCCATGACGAATTGCTTCGCGCCTGCAACAACGTCCTGTCAGGCGAGACGTTGCCACTGATGTACCAAAGGGAGCTTGTCAAACGCTTTGAGTCTTTGCTCAACGAAATAGACGATCTACATGACGAACTAGAAGCCAAATAACACTGAGGGGATCATATGCAACCGCTTGAGTTTCTAGCGGCGGTGCTTCCTTCTTCCGGTGTTTATTGCGCCGCTGAGTTTACGTCACCGAAGAAAGAGCACGTTTACGTCGATACTGTCGACGAGTTGTTGGTAGCCGCCAACAAGATGGCATCCGCTAATAAGGACGCTTATTTTGGTTTGGCTGCTTACAAAGAGAAAGGAACACGTGTAGCAGACAACGCCCGCGTCATGAAGTCGCTGTTCTTGGACTTGGACATTGGCGAGAGCACAAGCAAAAGCAAGAAGTACAGCACCAAGAATGAGGCCGCTGAAGGCTTCAAGGACTTTATGGTGCAGACCGGCATGGGTCAGTTGGGTCAGCCGTTCATCATCAACTCAGGTGGTGGCTTCCATGTGTACTGGGCTTTTGATGAGGAAATTCCTATCGAGCAGTGGAAACCGATAGGGGAAAACTTCAAGCGCCTGTGCCATCAGGAAGGCTTGATTATCGACATGAACGTGCCCGCAGATGCGGCACGGGTACTGCGCGTACCGGGAACCTTCAACTTTAAGGAGGAGACTTCACGCCCTGTCGAAATACTACAGGTAGGCGATACGTTCACCTCGTTCCAACTGGACTCGTTCATCAAGTCCAAACTTAAGGCGCCCACCTACGAAGCCACCGTAGCGAGCCTCCCCGGCAAGAAGCCCAAAGCCGCCAACGCGACAATCACCAAGTTGTTGCAGGAAACCAGTTCTACCTCCTTCAAACAAATTGTCAGTAGAACGAAAGAGGGTACGGGGTGCGGTCAACTCGCCTACTACGTTGAGAACGCCGAGAGCGATGGCATGGAGCCGTTGTGGCGGGGGATGCTGTCCCTAGCGCAGAAGTGCAAGGACGGAGAAAAGGCCGTTATATGGCTGTCCCAACTCCACCCCTACGAACCCGAGCGCATGAACCAGAAACTGCGCGAGATCAAAGGACCGTATGGGTGCTTGAAGTTTGACTCCGAGAACCCCGGCATCTGCACCGAGTGCCCACACTGGGGCAAGATCACCAACCCGCTAGCCCTTGGTCGGCAGTTTGAGACCGAGAGTCAAGCCAAGGAAATCGAGATCCCCCAAGCCACGGAGGACGCGCCTGCACCAGTCAAGGTCAACCGCCCACCAGCGCCCAAAGGCTTCTCGTATGGGAAGAACGGCGCCATCTTCAGGGATCAGAAAGTTGAAGATGCCGATGGCGGAACGCGGACTAAGCAGGTCATTGTCCTTCCCTACAGTTTGTTTGTAGTAAACATCCTGCACCACGAGGGTCAGCATATAGTCCACATGTTGGCGCTAAGACCCGAGGGGGCGAGCGAAGTCACCCTCAACCAACGAGCAGTTGTCTCCAAGGACGAGACGCTCAAAACGCTGGCAGAGCAGAACATCCTCGCCTTCGGTGGGTGGAACGACAAGAACCTGTTTGATTACGTCCGGGCGTGTGTGGAGGAGGCATCGCTGGCTCAGAAGGCGACCAAGGTGCCCGACAACTACGGTTGGCAGACCGATGACTGTTTTGTGTTCAACGAGCGGATCTACGAAGCCAATGAGATCCCCCGGCATGTGCCAATGAAGCCGCTTGCCAACCTCAACCGGGTCTGCGCTCCGATGGGCGACATACAAAACTGGCGCAAGGTCATCAACATGCTGACCGCCAAGGGACTGCACGAGATACTGGCGCTCTCCTTGGTAGGGTTTGGTTCACCCCTGATGCGGTTCACCACCTACGACGGCATCACATTCCACCTTGGCTCAACCGAGTCCGGTACTGGAAAGTCACTGACGCTAGAACTAGCGGCTTCAGTATGGGGGCACCCCACTAAATATAGGGTCAGCAAGTCGACCTCTGAAGTCGCCATGCAACAGCGGCAAGGGCTTCTATACAGCCTGCCCTTGATCTCAGACGAGATCACCAACAAGAACCGCAAAGACTTTGAATGGCTAGCGGCGTTCATCTTCGACGTGTCTGAAGGACAGGGTAAAGAGCGCATGGAGTCGGGTGCTAACAAGGAACGGGAGAATACAACCTACTGGAAGTCGATGGCGCTTCTGTCCTCCAACACTCATGTAATGGACTACCTTACAGGTGCACGCAAACACTCCTCCGAGGGTGAGATCCGCAGGGTGCTTGAGCAGACCATGACCGATGTGATCCGTTGGGAGCCTGACGAGATCGAGACCCTGCAACTGCTGAAGTCCAACTACGGGGTGGCTGGTGACATCTACGCTCAGTACTTGGTCGACAACTTTGAAGAGGTGCAACGAGTCGTATCAGAGACAACAAAAAATCTTAAAGCTAAACTTAATTTCAAAGATGACGAGCGCTATTGGCATGCTGGGTGTTCGGCACTTATTGCCGGGGCGATCCTCGCGGAGCGGGCTGGGATCGTGAAGTACCCCATCGAGCGCATCATTTCGATACTGAAGAACATGGTCGACAAAGCACGGGATCTAGTGAAGTCAAACGTCCGCACAGCCGAGGACATCCTCAACTCCTACGTCAGAGAGTTTTATGGGAAATTCGTTGTGGTTAAGGCTCTTGATGGGGCGCTTGCCGCTTCGATTGGGGAGCACGGCACGATTGACCAGACCATCACGAGGAGCGAGATCTTTGGGCGAGTGGAGCATGGCGTAACGCCGGGGCACGTTGACTTCTATATTGAGGAGCAACTGCTCAAAAAGCACTGCTCGGACAGAAGCTTTGGCTACTCAGACTTTAAGAAGCAGTTGGAGGCAGCGTACCACGTGACGTACAACAAGAAGGACTTGATGTCGAAAACGAAGGGGCCACCAATGCGGGTCAACGCTATGAAGATTTCTCGGAAAATTGAAGACGAAACTGTTTCCGTGGCATCGGATCAATAAGGGGCAGGGGTTCTTCATCCCCTGCCTCGACACCGAGAAGGTTAAAGCTGAAGGACTAAACGCCGCGCTTCACGCCCGCGTATTGAACGCCAAGGCTTTTATTGGAGTTCGCCACGGGAAGCTCAGAGTTCTGTTTGTCGTTTGATGTCGTTGAACGATGCCGCCAACCAAATTTTTTGCTTACGCAGGGTATCTAGTTGTTGGCGTTTCTCTTCACTGGTCATGGTTTTAGCACCACGGATTGAGCGCTCAGCGGCAGTCAACTCCCCCATCTCCTGTCGGAACTGACCAGCAAACGAAGCCAAGCTGATGTTGTTGAGGTTCTCGTTTAAGTACTTCTCAGCCTCTGCTGGGTCTTCTATGACAAGTCGGTTGTACGTAGTCTGGGTTGCTTGGATCGACCGCACCGATTTGTATGCCGCGTTAATTAGACCACCAGCATCTTTGGGCTGGAACAGACCGCCCAGCACCGGCACGTCAGTGATCCGCATGTCGGGTTTAATAATATCGCCGCCCAGCACTGGGTCAAGAAGTCGGGTCAAACCGACCAACATACTGCCGGTGTAGCCCTTGATGAAGTACTCGACCTGCACCGGGGACAAGCCAACCGCACCAAACAGCTTGATGAGTTCTGGCGTCTGGGGACGGTATTGGTACTTGGCATCCTCGGGCATGCCAGCGTCGACAATTTCTCGGTCGGTAAAGAACGACTTGTTGAGGCTAAGCTCGACTATTGGTTTGATGGCAGTCGGCAGGTCAATCGGAACGCTTCGCATCGCCAAATCTTTGAGCGCCACCATGACGTCCGATGCCTTGTCGTCGGTGAACGCCATGCGGTACACACCTTCGGGTACACCCTTAAACACCAGACCGGCTTCAAACGGGATTGGCACACGAAGGACACCAAGAGGTGTCGGCACAAGCCAGTTGTTGTAGCGCTCATCGGGGTTGGCGTTTTTGTATTCCTCCTCATCCTCCATCACAGCGGCGTAAGCCATCGTCAT